ATTCGCTGCTTATCGAGGACTGCGAGGACGCGTGGAACGAGCAGGTAATCGGAGACGTCACATCCACGCTGGATAATTCTGATTACAAGGTCGGGGCGGGTTCGGCCAAGTTCGCGGTCGGGTCCGGTTTTGCGACCGGCGTCGTGGGTTCGGAGACAATCAGCAAAGACCTCTCCGACTATAAGAGTATTTACGCCTGGGTCAAGTCCTCGGTCGCGCTCGCCGCCTCGGATTGGGCGATACTGCTGGACGATACGGCGCTCTGCGCCTCGCCCCTGAAGACGCTCTATCTCCCCGACCTCGCGGAGGGCGTCTGGAAGCGGGTAAATCTGCCTTTGGGTGACGCCTCCGGCCTTACCGCCTTAATCTCGCTGGGGCTTTACCAGGCGGTAGACAAGGGGGCGATGAACTTCTGGATCGACGACGTTCGCGCCCTGAAGCTCCTGGCGGGTATTTCAAAGTGGGCGATTGACCTCACCTACACCACGCATAACGTCCGGGGATTCGAGGACGCCGGTGCGCCCAATAAGCTCGTCTCCGTCCACGACTGGAAAGGCAGTTTTTCGGGTTACAAGGCCGGGGCGCCGCTCGCAATCGGGACTAAAGTTGTTCTCGCTTTCGGGGAGACACAGACGGTGACCCAGCAGTTCGTCGGCGAGGCCATAATCACGAACTATCACGCCGAAACGGACGCGGAAGCGCCCATATCCTACGCTTACGAGTTCGAGGGAGTGGAAGACCTCCAGATTCCGACGGCTTAATATGAGCGCCGGGGCTTATAACGAGGCCATTGTTTTTGTCGCAAGAGAGACCGGCTGGACGCTCGAATACATCCGGTCTCTCCCTTTGCGGGAATTTAACGCGCTCATCCGGGAACTCAAATACCAGCGCGACATGGATAACTACCGGGAGGCGGCGAATGCGGCCATGATAACCGCGGCCCTCGCCAGCCTCTTATCAAAAAAGCAGTACCGTTTAGATGAACTTATCGGGGAGGCCCCGGAAAGAAAAGAGGAGGCCACGAACTTGGCGCTTAAGACTTTACCGAAGACAATCAAACTCGCGGACGGGTTCGAGTACCCGCTTGCGCCCGTCACGATGAACACGCTCGCCAAAATGGAAGAGAAGATTGGCGAGGATTACGCCAAAAAGCTCGAAAAAGGCTCGGCCATCGCCGTCCGGTACTTTATGTTTTTGTGCCTCAAGGACGGCATGGAAGCGCGTCACCCCGGCGTTACCGAGGAAATAGTCGGCGAACTCCTCACCCCGGACGTGCTGGCAAAAATCAACGTGAAGGAATAACCTTATGGCGAATTCGAATCTGTCCGTCATCGTCAAGGTCGTTGACCAGGCCTCCGGAGGGCTTAAGGGCATCAGCCGGATGGTCAAGCAGAGTTCCGCCGACATCCGGGCGGCGGGCATGGCGCTCACCGCCGTCGGCGCCGCTATAACGGCCTCGCTGGGCTTTGCCGTCAAAACGGCAATGGAATTTGAGTCTGCAATGGCGCGGACCCTGGCGGTCACGGGCGCAGCCACGGACGAGTTTGCGGCCATGAACGAAGTCGTCCGCGAGCTTGGCCGGACGACCATGTTCTCGGCGAACGAGGTCGCGCAGGCGACGGCCTACATGGGTATGGCGGGCATGAACGCCGCTCAAATCATGGGCGCTCTCCCGGACACCTTAAATCTTGCCGCCGCCGGGGCGCTCGAACTCGGACGCGCCGCCGATATTGTCACGAATGTTATGGCGGGCTACGGGATGCAGACGGAGGAACTGGCCGGGGCCGTTGATGTGCTCACCAAGACCTTCACCTCGTCCAATACCAGCCTCGACCAGTTGGGCGGGGCCATGGCCTACGTCGGGCCGGTCGCCAAAGGCTTCGGCATGGATTTTAAGGAAGTGTCCGCCGCTATCGGGATGTTCGGGAACGCCGGCATTCAGGGCGAGCGGGCAGGCACCGCGCTCCGGGGCGCGCTCGTCCAGCTTTCGGAAAAGGGCGCGGAGTTCGGATTACAGGTTTTTGATGCGACGGGCAAAATGCTACCGCTCGCGGACATCCTCTATCAGATTGAGCACCGGGGGCTTGACGCGGCGCAGATGATGGACCTGTTCGGCCAAGAAGCGGGTCCGGCCATGATGGCGCTCCTGTCTCAGGGGAGTGTCGCTCTCCGGGATTACACCAAGGACCTCGCCGATTCCGGCGGGGCGGCGGCGGAGATTGCGGAAATACAACGGAATACCCTGGCAGGGCAATTAAAGATTCTCGAAAACACCTTTCAGGGCTTTCAGATTGCAATCGCGGACGTTTTGACGCCCGTCATCATCCCGCTCGTGCAGGCCTTAACCGGCATTATCTTGAAGGTGCAGGAGTGGGCGGAGGCTAACCCCGAATTATTCCAGACTATCGTGCTTGTCGCGGGCGCTATCGGAATTTTTGCCGCCGTCGTGGGACCGATACTGCTGGCCTTACCCACCATCGCGGCGGGGATTGCGGCGCTCGTGAGTCCGGTCGGGCTTGTCATCGCCGCCATTGCGGCCTTAATCGCGATTGGCGTCATCGTCTGGCAGAATTGGGACTCAATCGTAAACGATTTTAAGAACCTTTGGGCGGGGCTGGTGGAATTCATGCGCCCCATTGCGGAGCGGATTGCGGCCGTAATTGATATTGTGCTCGCGCCCTTGAAGGCCATCATCGACGCCCTGAAATGGATTTCCCAGCTTGGCGCGCCGGCACAAACAGCCCCCTCCGGCGGATACGGCCCCGGCTCCACAACGACGCCGGGGATGACGACCGGCCAGATGACGAGCTTTATGACGGCCTCATACGCCGCCGAGGCGATGGCCGAGGGCGGCATCGTAACCCGGCCCACGCGGGCGCTGATCGGCGAGGCCGGTCCGGAAGCGGTTATCCCGCTTTCAGGGGCCGGAATGCCCGGCGAAACGGTCGTCCACACCCATATCAGCCTGGACGGGCGCGAAATTGCGGAAACGGTCTCGCGGCACATGGGGATAAATTACAGCCAGCTTAAGAGGATTAGCTAATGGCAGACTACCGATTAAACCTCACGAACGGCCCTACCTCCGTTGATTTGCACGCGGGAAGCTACTCGAAGCTCATGGAGGCCGGATTGCTCCTGCCCGTCCCGAAGTCGGACGTTACCCGCGTCGCCTCGCCCTTTGCCGACGGCGACCGGCTGGCCGGGGCGCGGTACGGGAACCGCGTCATCACGGCGAACCTGAAACTTTCGGGGTCTTCGCTCTCCGACCTCAAGACGAATATCCGCACCATCCAGCGCCTCTTAAACGACGCCGCCAATTACTCGCGGGCAACGTACCTCAAGAAGTACGTGAATCTCTTGACCAATGCCAGCTTTGAAGAGGGCGACCCTCCCGATGATTGGACGGCGGTGCGCTCGGTGCTGGCGCAGGTTACGACCCCGGTAAAGCATGGAACCTACGCTATGGAAATGACGGCTGACTCCGGCGGCGGCACGACCGCTTACGCCTACCAGAATTACGCCGGGTACGCCGCTTACGCGGGGCTTCCGGTCACGCTGGGGGCGTGGGTCAGGTGTCCGGCGACGAACGATAAAACGCAGTCGCTGGGGATTAACGACGGCGTGGAGTTGTCGCAAGGCGCGAACATCGCCAAAGACGACGTATGGCATTGGGCGAGCGTCACCCGGACTCTCAGAATTACGGCGTCGGCGCTTTGGAGCATGTTCCGGGTGAGCGAGACCGAGGACGCCAACGACATCCTGTACGTTGACGGCGCTATCCTCACGCCCGGAAGCTACGCGCCCCCGACCGGGACGCCGCTCGGAACGGGCAAGCTCTACCTTGAGCTCCAGTGGGGAGACCTTGACGGGCAATCGATTTACTTTGAAGTCGTCCGGGGCGATTTGCAAGTGCCGGACGACTTGTACTCGACGAACCTGTCCAAGAATTATCTCATGTACCCGGCGCGGCTGGAACTCGAAGCGAAGCCGTTCGGCGAGTTCATGCAGCTTGATTTGGCGCAGGCGACCATCGAGAATACGGAGTCCAACTCCTCCGGCCCCGGCGCCGACCATATTTACAAGGATGTCGTGACCGCCGAAGCCTACGGCGACGTACCGGCGAAAGCCTTGATTAAAATCGCGCAGACGGGTGCGGCCGGCTCTAAAAAGCTCTGGATTGCCAAACGCTCCGGCCCCCGGTACGCGGACACGCTCTGGACGGAGGGGGAGGATAACGATAGCTGGACGCGCGTCAAGGCGACGGGGGGCGTCTGGACTATCGACGAGAGCACTCAGGTGGATGCGGCATGTTCCGCCGGGAATACTAGCCGCGTCAGGGCCGGCGGGGCTAACGGGAATTTTGATGCGGAAGTCATCGGCTATCATAATTTTATCCTCTCGAACCCGCCGCGCGGGACGTTCCGGGTCTTAATCCGGGCAAAGGTGCAGGCATCGACAAACAACCCTTACACCAATCTCGCCTTTGGAATGGGATACACGGGCGCGGCAACGAAAGCGCCGTCCGTTGACATGGACGAGTACAAGGTCTGCGCCGCCGACAACACATATCAGATTATCGACTTGGGGCTGCTCACCCTTCCACCGGTCGCGGAATCGGAAATTGCGGGAAACGACGCCTTCACGCTCCAAATCTACGAGCGAACGCTTGCGCTAAAAAGCGTAACCAATGTCGAGTACGCCTACTGGTGGCTCGATTACGTTTTCCTCGTCCCCGTTGACGAGGGGATTTGCATCCTCACCGATGTTGCCGACACGGATATTATCGCTCTTGACGGCGTGAGCGAAGAGGGCGGGGCGTTCCTGCTGGATTCGGACGGCAATATCGCGGGATACCCCACTTACGAGGGCGCACCGTTCACGCTGGGGCGCGAGAACACCCGGATTTACGTTTTAAGGGACGACGTGCCCGCCGTCACGTTCACGCTCGATATTAAGTACGTCTCTCGCTTTTTGGTTATTTGAAATATATATGCATTTCTGATATAATTAGGTATTCTGGTATGTGATTAAGGATGCGCGGATAATGCCTGATATTGGCGAAATCACCTATGACTCTCATCGAACAAGCCACATTTGGGTTAAATGCCCAGATTGCGGGCTAGAACGGTGGGTTCAATTACATTACTACAAACACTCGCAAACTGGCCGGTGTCGCCATTGTAACGGTACTGTTAAAAAGGCTGCCCGTCTCTTCTGTGAAGAGAGTGCCAGATGGCAAGGCGGAAGGATTAAAGACCCGCATGGATATATTAAAATTAAATTAAGCCCTGAAGATTTTTTTATTCCTATGGCTAATTCGATACGTTATGTCCCGGAACACCGTCTTATAATGGCAAGGAAATTAAATCGTTGCTTGCTGCCATGGGAAATAGTACATCACATTAATGGGGTTAAAGATGACAACCGGTTAGAAAATCTGCGCCTCATAAAAGGCGAGATAAATCATAATTGTATTTCAATATCTGCGCATCAACTTAAAAAGGATAACACAGCCCTGAGAAAACGAATTAAAGAACTCGAAGAGCAATTGCGCAAGCAAAAATAATAATTTACCGAAACTCAGTACAAAGCCACTCACAAAAAGAGTGGTTTTTGTGTTTTTAGTTTCCTCACGGTTTAAGGGGGAGAGATGGAAGTAACTCTTTTTAATCGCAACCTCACGACGCCGGTAAGAGAAGCCGCCTTGACGAAGCGCGTTCAGGGCATGCGCTTTTCAACCCGGCTCCCGGGCGGATTCGGGATTTGCAAATTCAGGCTGCTGGATGACTACTGGCGGGCTTACCAGTTTATGACGGGCAAGCAGCTTTACCGGCTCATTGTGACCGATTACAACGCCGACCCGACCGTTAAGCGGGTCTTATTCGAGGGGCGAATCGAGGACATCTCGCTTGACTACGGCGCAATCGAGGTCACGGCGTACGGGTACATGGTGAACCTGGGCGACCGGCCTTACCGCACGGCCTACAACGACACCGCGGACGCCGTGATGAAGGCCATGCTGACGGCCTTATGCAGCCAGATTAACGCCGACCAGTCGAACATCGACGCCACCGACATCACCATCACCTCCGGGGCGGACGCCTCGTACCTGGATGAGACGCCGATGGCGATAATGGGGAAGCTCTTAGACTTCTCGGACTCGACCGGCGCGAAGTGGGATTGGGCGGTGTGGGAAGACCGGAAAGCGTACCTCAAAAAGAGGTCGCCGACATCCGTTGACTGGACGGTGAGCCTCAAGGACTTCAACCGCTTCCGGCTCTCGCACCGGGTGGGAGATTTGTGGACGCGCTCCTACGGGCTTTATCAGGCGGGCGGCTCGCTCACGCGGACGGCGGATTACACGGACGCAACGACCGAAAGCAAGTACGGGGACGGGACGAATGGTTTTGTCCGGGAGTACCCTGTCCCGGATATGGGGGCGGTCGCGGCCACGGCGGCGGAAGCGGCCAGGACGGCATGGGTAGAGGCGCACAAGCTCGCCAAACCGGCCTTCGATGACGCCGTGCTGGGCGCGTGGGTCTATGACTCGAAGGGCGTCCGCTACCCGTCGAGCTGGGTGAGGGCGGGACAGGTCTTGAAGGTCAAGGACCTTGTCCCGGCCACGGAATCGCTCGATGCGGTCGCGCTGGATGCGGTTAAGACGTTTTTCATCGTGGAGACGGAGTATGACGCCGAGCGCCGGGAAAACCGGCTCGTATTCGACACGGAGAGCGGGTCGCTGGACGCCGTGCTCGCCCGGAAGGTGTAACGATGTGGGCGAAAATAAAAGACTTCTTCAGCCGAAACCTTGACCTGATTTTAACCGCGCTTGTGGCGGCCGGCGCTTTCTTCCTGGGGCGATTCGTCCGCTTCCCCGGACCATACCAGCCGGGCGAGCCGCGCCACTTCACGAACGCCGAAGAATTTAAGACCTGGTACGGCAGCCGCTTCCTGAAATACTGGATGTTCCTAACCGGCGACTGCGACGACCGGGCGGATTACGTGAGAAGAACGGCCTTAAAAGACGGGTTTGTTTTATCGGACGCGCTGATCAGTGGCGGACTTTACTACGGCGTACCGGTGTCATCCGTGGTAATGCCGCACAATTCCGTCATCGCCCGGTGTGGAAACGAGTACTGGTTTTGCGAGATCAACGACGGTAATTTTGTAAAAATTTGTAATATAGATTGAGGTGAGACATGGAGCCGATAACAGTCTACATCGGGGCGGGGAGTGTGCCGGTTATCGCCGTCATCGTGCAACTGGCAAAAGGGTTTATTCAGGACGCCCGGTACTACATGCCGATAGCGGTACTAGCGGGCATCCTGATTAACGCCGGGATCGCCCTTGTAACGGGCGCGTTTACGCCGGAGATTATCTTAAACGCCGTGCTGGTTGGCATTATGGCGGGCGGGAGTGCCTCCGGGTTTTATTCCGGGGGAAAGGAAATCGCATCGAAATAACAGAGGAGCCGCCATGAACATCGAATCTATCCTCTTAATCGCCCTGTCCTTCCTTTTGGGCGGACTCTTGACCGCGTTCGGCTACACCTACAAATTGGGGAACGCCTTGACAAAACTCACATCATCCCCGCTCTTTAACCGGGAGACGACCCAAAAGCTGGTCGAGGTCTGCGTCGAGCATGACGACCTGATGGCGCAGGCGGACGCCAATGCCGCCAGCATCAACCTCTTAAAGCAGGACGCCGCGCAGTTCAACAATATCTACCGGCTTTTGAACGACATCCTGGCAAAGCAGCTTGAGCAGGAAAAGCGAGTAACCCGGATCGAGACGGTGCTTGAAGGCAAGATAAAGTAAGGTTTGGGATTAACTTTACAAAACATATGCCTTTATTTGGGGCTACAATAAGAATCCGGCAAAACTGGTAGTATCTATCAGCCGGAACGAAACGCCGTGGCTGGCTGTTGAAGCACACGGCAAATACCAGCACGGAAAAGACTTCCGGCCAGCTTTACCCGGCGCTCTTGCTGGGGCAGCGGAAACGGCCAAATGGAAAGGGGGGGGGGATTGAGCTTTATGCGATTTTGGCATAATGTTCGTCCGCCCCGTCTTTTTTTGTTGCAAAAAATATTTTAAAAATCTCCTGAAAACCTCTTGTCAAACTATACCGTTAGCGGTATAATTAAGTCAAATAAGAGAGAGGAGGAAACGATGAAAAAAATAACGGAAATGACAGCGAAAGACATTGAGGTGATGAGCCTTGACGAGATGAAGGCCGAACGTAATCGCATAACTGCCATTCTCGACGAAAAAAGGGCAGCCAAAAAAGCCGCGCAGGCGGCTCAGGACGGTACTCCAGAAAGCGGCGAGGCATACGGACGCTCTGCTGAGGAGTATCGGGACATTTTGAATCAGTTCACGATTTGGAACGTTTCTATACGAAATAGAGAAGATCAGGAATAGAGAGGAGAAAACGAAGATGGAATACACTCCGGAAACTATCTATCGGTGTGGACGGTGTGGCGGCACACACGACCAGGAGAAAATGGTCGTTGTACGGGAGTCCGATTGTGTCATCGGCGTTAACGACGGATTTCTCGGCATTCGTCACGAGTATTGCGGCGGCAAGAAAGCCGCACGGCGGGCGGTTCTAAGGCATCTTCGCGTAATCCGGTTGCAGCCGCTACGCCAACCATCTTCCCCCGGTCTGCCAGGCCCGGTAAAAGACTGGCGTGAAAGGGGAATGGCAATAAATACAACTTTATATTCAACGTCTCAGGCGGCGGTGCAATTAAACATTTCGTCCCGGCGAGTCCGTGCCCTGGCTAAGTCCCGGCAGTTAGGCATTACAATCGGCCGCGCCTGGGTATTCACTCAGGCAGACATAGACGCCATGCGAAAACGGGTAAACGGTAGGCCTCAACTTAAATAAGTATTAGGCATTACGGAGGCGATAAGGGGCGTCGGCTAACAACCGGCGTCCCCCTTTTTTTGTTTGCTGATAATATAGGCCGCGAAGTACAAAATTACCGTTCGAGCCTATTTCAAAAAGCTGGTTAAACAGTTATATTTTTGTGAACAAGTGTTTACCGCCTGTCAAAAACGCTGTCAAAATTACCAATAAATATTTTAAATAAAGGCTGAAAAGGTATTGTCAAGGTACTAGACAAGTGTTATATTAAGGCTATGAATATTAAAGAGCTTAGACAGGCGCTATGTCTCACACAGGCGGAACTTGCCGCTAAAATCGGAGTAGATGTTCTTACGGTTAGCCGGTGGGAGCGCGGGATAGTCACCCCCTCCAAGCTAGCTCAAAAGGAAATCGACAAGTTAATCGCAAAGGCGATGAGATGAAAGGTTACCGGCAGATTGTAGAGGAGAAAATAGGGCGGGGATTAGATAGCAAAGAACACGTTCACCATATAAACGGGGATCATAACGACAATCGGATAGAGAACCTCCGAATAGTTAGCCCGTCCGAACACAGACAAATCCATTGGCAAATGGAGCAAGATGAATGGGAAAGAACACACCAAAGAGAACTGGCGATGTTAACTAGGCTAATAGATGATATTTATGAAGAAACCATACAACCATTCATCGGTGATTAGAGAAGGAGGGATAAGATGATTTACAACGGGCAGCAGATTGATGACAGGTTCGGCGTGGTCGAGCCGTTCCTGAAATGGGCGGATAAGGAAATCCAACTGGACGGGGCGTTGTTTAACCTCAGCGAAACATCGGAGCAGGATAAGGATTACTTATCGGGGCAGATACACGGTTTAAGAGAGTCGGTTCAAAAGCTCCTCACGTTCAACGAGCAGGCGGTAAGAGATCATGACGGGAACATCGCCGCCGCAAGAGAGGCCAATTAAAATAGGAATGGCCGGGTACGAACCGGCCAAAGGAGAGGGAATAGATTATGAATACAGTTTACCCCAAAACAAACCGCACGTCAAACAACGAATACTTCGCCCGCGACCTCGAAGGCGTCCTGTCGCCCCTGCAGCGCGAGGCCGGGTACTCGCTCATGATTAAAGACGGCCTCATTCGCATCATCCGGGGCGGGGAGATCGTCGGGAACGCCGGCGTTTTTACCTCCGACGCCAGCATCCGCCTCACGGTCGAGAACATTATCGAAAATCCGGAATGGAGGCGATAGATGGCCGCTTTGACCGACCGGGCGTCCAAGGTTACGTCCGCGCTGAAAGAGCTTAACGGCGCGGAGGCAATCAGCCTCATCAACTTCCTCCTGCTCACGATGAAGTACGACCGGGACTTTGTCGAGAACTGCGAACACTGGATGGAGGCGCGGGAGTAATGGACGAAGACAGCACCGCCTCGCCCCTACAAATCAAGGCATGGCAAATCACGGACGCCGACGCCCCGCTACTCCTGGACTTCCTTTTCGAGAAACTCGGACGCTCGGCGGCGTTCACCAATGCAATCGAAGAATGGTTTACGACGAGGGTGAAATGAACCCCGTCCGCTACATACCCGGCTTTAACATCCATACCGTCCGGGATAGCCGGATACTCGAACCAAACCGGATAGCGGACTTGGAAGACACGGCGGAACAATCGGGATTCAGGCAACTGGTATTACTCAAACGAAGGTTGAAGGAGAAAAGGAACTAATGGAGAAATCCGAATCAATTGCCGAACTGGCGACCGCCTTAG